ATGCTCACCGATACGAAACTTAAAAACCTTAAGCCGAGAGAAAAACTCTACAAGGTCACTGATCGTGATGGCCTCTATGTGGCCGTACAAGTTAGCGGGTCCATATCGTTCCGATACGATTACAGACTGAATGGGAGGCGTGAGACATTGACCATTGGTCGCTATGGCGCTGACGGTATCACGCTGGCCGAGGCACGCGATGAACTTAATACCGCTAAAAAGATGGTAGAGGCAGGACAGTCGCCTGCTGCGGTGAAGCGTGACGGTATCATGAAGATTAAAGGTGCGGAAAATTTTGCTGACTATACCGTCGCGTATATGCAGCATGTCCGCCTGGCGGATAGTACTCGCTCCATGAAACAGGCAGTGATCGACAGAGATATACTGCCGACGCTCGGTAAAAAGTTACTGCACGAAATCACAACGCCAATGTTGCGTGCATTATGCGACAAGATAGTCGACCGCGGCGCCAGGGCAACGGGCGTGCAGGTACGGGAAATTGTTGGAGCGGTGTTCACCTATGCCATTGACCGTGGCCACTCTGTGCCAAATCCGGCTGCAAATATCAAGGCATCCAGCATAGCTACATTCGACGAGCGCGAACGCGCGCTCGATCCCCAGGAAATCGGCCTGTTCTTTAATGCGCTAAATGCCACTGGCGCGGCATCATCACTAAAGCTGGCCATCAAATTGATTTTGATAACCATGGTCCGTAAGGGAGAGCTAACAGATGCTACTTGGAAAGAAGTCGATTTTAGTGCAGCCCGTTGGACTATCCCAGCGGATCGCATGAAGGCTGGCCGCCCGCATGTTGTTTACCTGTCTCAACAGGCGCTCGATATTATGGTAGCGCTGCAGGTATCAGCATGTGGATCTGATTACATACTTCCTGCCAGATATAACCCGCGCAAGTCTATGTCAAATTCAGCACTAAACCGGGTGATCAATGCTACTAACGAGAAGATAAAAGAAAACGGAGGGGAGATAGAGCATTTCACTGTGCATGACCTGCGCCGAACTGCCAGCACGATCCTGCATGAAGAAGGGTTTAATACGGATTGGATAGAGAAGTGTTTGGCCCATGAGCAACGCGGAGTGCGTGCGGTGTACAACAAAGCGGAGTACGCCGAACAGCGCCGGGATATGCTGCAGCAATGGGCCAATATGGTGGATGGGTGGATAGAGGCGGAGAAGGGGAAGGGCTAATCAGTGTCACCGATCACTTTCTTTGCTAAAGCAGACGACAGGTAAGAAATGATGAACGGTAGCCATAGAGCAGCGTACAGCCAATCCAACCAGGTAGCACCGCCATAGTTTTCACGCTCGTAAAACCCAACAATATAGCCGGACACGAATATGTATCCGGCTGCCAGTGCAAGAATTAAATAAATCATGACTTTGCTCCTACCGATGCTAGGCACTGGTCAAACATGGCTATCTTTGGGCTTTGCGAAAACCGGCTTTTGCCGCCGATAAATGAGTAAGTACACGGCTGGTTACCGTGAAGCTTGCGATCAATCAGTTGGTAGTCAACCAAAGTGGCCAGGGCGCAGCTGAGAGCATGCGCCGATATTGGCTTGTGCTCTTTCTCGTACAGCTCTTTGATCTGAGCATGACCGATGTTTTCGTGGTCCTTCACGATTTGCATTACATGGTCGCGGTTATGTTTCATGATGCGATCCTCACTGGTTGAGGGGTGGTGAAACCGCCGGGGAGTAATTCAACGTCATTACGCGGGCATTCATTGCCCCAGTGGTGCCATCCTGGCGCGTCACCTCTACTGAAAAGTTCGATTCGTGACACGTCACCATAAAGCCGCTCGAGCCGATGGAGTGCTTCCCATGGCTTAGCACTGTGCTGCGTAATCGGCGCATAGATCACCTGCTTCACAGATGCGTCCTGTCGTTCCAGGCCGGTACCGCGCACGGCAACCAGCATTGATTCCTGATTGCCTCGGCTATAATTCCCCGGATTCATCCTTGTTACGCCATTAAGCAGGTCGAGGAAGTCGTAAAAATCGACCAGCCCATCCGCGATCGCGGCGTTAATGGTGCGTTCCGCCAGTTCGTTGAACTTCACCCAGGTGAACAAGAACATTTGTCGAACGTCGAATCCCCAGGCGGCGGCCAGTTCCTTCGCCTGTTCCGCGTGGGTTCCGGTGTACCACATGGCAAGAACACTGTTTTCAGCCGCGATGGACCAGACCGGCAACCGCTTTAAATCCTGCAGCGTCATTGTGCTGTAGTGGTTACCGGCGGCACCGTTGCTGATCTTGTTGCCGTATTGCCACGGTGGATCAGCGTAGATTAGGCCATATTTGCGTTCACCCATTGACCACCTCCGCCAGCTTCACGACGAGCACGGTCAAACCGATCGATAAAAACCAAAATACGAATAGGCCAGCAAGCATATAGGCCCACACATTACGCATCAGGTTTCGCTTGATGTTCATGCTGCACACTCCTGTACTGGGCGGTGTTTGCGCTGGCGAACATCTGGCATGTTTACGGGTTTTTTGCCGGTTCCTGCCTCTTGCCTTTCATCAAGCCAAGCCTCTACCTCATCGCCATTCCAGGCTACGCGCCCCTCTGTGATGGAAAACCGCTTAGGGAACTTTCCAGCCTTCTCCAGTGCATTGATCGTGTAAAAAGACAGAGGCACCCTCCGGAGAAGTTCTTTTTTATCTACAGCTTCTTTCATGATTGCTCCTTTGGCGGGGCTTTCGCCCCGCGATGGTGGGTTACATAGGGACTTCGTTCATCTCATCCCGGCGAACGTTGTAAACGTCGGTTGCCAACTGCAGGTGTTCTTCATGGCTGGCCAGAACGCGGGCACCGTACTTATAGGCCTTGTTCAACTCTTCAACGCTGCTGGCTTTCGTGGCCGCTTCGGTAAAGGCTGCAAGCAGATCGTCAGGTGTACGCTCATCCTGCTGATTGGCTGGCTTAACTTCCTTTTCCTCTGGCTTGCCGTTGATCAGGCTATTCAATCCGGCGGCGCTGGTTGCTGCTGGGGTTACGTCGCGTTCAACGCGGGGTTGTGCTGCGTCGAATTCGTCCGGTGTGTACACGCCGAGAATCACCTCGGGGCAATACAGCCGCGCCCAATACTTAACGGCCAGGTATGCGATCTGCTGCTTTGGGTTTGTTGACCATAGTGGGGAGTTACGGATCGCTACGCTGGATAGATAAACTGGCTCACCCCAGGTGATTTCTTCTTCACCACGCAATACGGCCCCAACGCGAATGCATAAGCCAATTTCATCCTGATCACTCCACCCTCTAACACGCTCAACCTTGTCGTAAGATCCACCGCCTTTGGCTGGTTTTTTAACTGTGACTTCTTTAGAGCTGGTACATTTTGACCAGTCCCCGGTGTACTCGTAATGAAATCGGCCGCGAACAGCGTTTGAGCTGGTAACAACGGCATTAACAAGCTGGGCCTCATACCCAAGGGTGCCGTTTACAATGTGCGTTTTCTGGGCCACAGCGTATGGATTCATGCCCCATTGCATCGCTTGCATTACCACGGCCATACAGTCGGCGGGTTTGCCAACAAAGTGTGCGGGCACACTCACGACTGAATCAGCCATCAGATTGGCAAAGGATGTCAATTGGCCCAGCGCTTGTGGGTTAAATACCGCGTTACTGGCGGTCATGGTTGACGGCTGGTTGTTGACTTCAATCAGTTCATTGCTCATGCGTATTGATCCTGTTTTCTGGCCCACGCCGGGCGCTGGATTTTTTCGACGCCGCCCCATTCATTAGTGGTGCGGCATTGGTGATAGGTATTTAGATCCCGGCGGTAGAGTCGGTGGCCCTCATCTACATCTGCTGCGTCGAGTTCAAAAACGCGTACCGGGTACCGGCCGCAGTCGATCGTCTCGCTGACAGCCAGGAAGAAAAATCCGGGTGTTTCACCGGTAACTTGCTGGAAGCCATCGCGGTACATGGCATCCTGGACGTGATAGCGGAACTCCTCGATGTGGCGTGCGAACCGGTCCATGTCTGCAACCTTTTTCACGTCCACAATCACTGGGTGATCACTCAGGTACCGGTCTGGACGGCACCGGCATAATTCACCGGTTCCCGGGTCACTCCAGTAGAATGACGATTCGCAATGGCCTTCAGCTTCCAGCAACCACCGCGCCGCCGGGTGGGCCATCGCGCTATCGCGCATCAGGTTAAGCTTTCGCCCTTGCTCGGCATCCATGACCGTTTTTCCTGTGTGCTCGCAGTCTTTTAGAAATGCGGCTTCGGCTTCCTTTCCTATAGTGGTGCGCCGGTTAAATTCCGGCGCTATGATGAAGCGTTTTTTAAACTCTTCTGGCTCCAAAAGCGTGCAGTGCAGGGCGGTGCCCATGTCCAGCGCCTTCAGTTTTTCAGTGTCGACCGGTGCCGCTTTGATCCACTGCAACAGCGCCGGGTTCTTGGCTACAAGATCAAGGTTGGACTTACTCACGCCGTCCCCGGCGTGGTAATCCTCGTTAGAAATATCGTGGTAGATGCCAGTTTTCATCACGCCACCTCATCGAATTGGTGGCTGCGGCGGTAAATCTCCGCAGCACGCTGGCGTTTAACCAGCTCGGTTAGGCAATCCCAAATCGCTGCACTGGCCAGCTCTTGGTATTCGGTGGAGTCGGCTCCGAGTTCCAACACTTCCGAATCGGTGTCGGCTGGCAGGTACTTCTTAATGAATGCGGTGAAACCGTGGATCGGCACTTTCTTATCCAGTGCCTCAACCTCTGCATAAACCGCTTCGTTGTCCTGTTCGGTGAAGCTGGCAACGATTTTTTCAATATCGATAGCCTGTTGTGCGTTCATAAGCACCTCAGTAGTTAATGGTCATGTGCTGCACCTGCATGCGGGCAACGGCTTCAACGCATTTTTTTGCACAGTCTTCTGGAACGCCTGCGGCAATCAGATCGGCTACCACGCTGCGGTTAACTTCCCGGCGGTGTTCAACGTTGGTCGCTTTTGCTGCAGCATCATCGGCAATGCGTTTCTCTTCTGCCAATCGAGCCTGCTCTGCTTGCTGCGCCCGGCGGCGTTCTGCTTCAACTGCTTCCTGCTTTTCACGCTCAGCGCGTTGCTCTGCCTCGATGCGCTCACGTTCGGCACGTTCCGCTGCTGCTTTTGCATCAGCCTCGCGTCTGGCTGCCGCTTCGAGTTCTGCGTGATTCTTTTCCTCTGCCTCACGTCGGGCGCGATCCTCTGCATCCTTTGCGATCTGCGCTTCCCGTTCACGCTGTGCAGCAACTTCCATTTCGGCGCGCAGGCGTTCAAGTTCCGCCGCTTCGGCCTCTCTCTGCTGGGCGGCTTTCAGAGCAACTTCTAACTTGGTTATGGCAGCGTCCTTTGCTACCCCTGCTTCCGCCGTTACTTCTTGCCATGACTCATCGATCGCAGTGGCCTTGGCCGATTCCAGCCGGGCAGCAATGTCTGCTGCCGGTGGAACGTTGCCAAGTTCATCAACCACGTTGGCGCTTTCACGTAGCTTCACCAGTCGCTGCTGCAGGTCGGCAACGCGTTGCTTTTCTGCGTTTTCAAATTCGGTAAGAGGTAGGCGGATCGTGTCACGAAGCTGATCGCATGCATCAACAAAGCGCTTAATTTCCTGCTCTGCTGGCTTGACTGCTTCTTTCAGTTGCCGCAGATAATCGCGGCCCGGCTTTTCAACCGCTGTTTTGCTTCTGGATACCGCCGCCGCCAGTGAGGCCACGCGGTCGCGACCTTTCTTCGTGCTAAGGTCTGGAACTTCGTTAACCGCTTCTTTGATTTGAGATAGAAACTGATCAAGTCCGCCGGTAATGAAAATTGCAGGTGCCATATCAGGAGTGATGCTGATAGCTGGCAGTTGTTTTTCTTCGCTCATCTGTGTGCAACCTCTAATTGATTGGCCGCGTCCAGCGCGACACGTGTTGTAAATGCCCAATGCAGGGCTTCTTGGAAATCTGCAAACCGCCAACTGACACAGCCGCAGACGGTCACGCAGTAAATCCCGTTGATGGTTTGAGAAATCATCGTTAACTCCAATTAATTACCTATTTGGTAACTATTCATGACGTGGTTATGCACGGGATACCCGGCAATGTCACCGCATCATCGCGGTGCCTCAATTCCTGTCTGATTGTTAAAGAGCATCATTACCAGATTGGTAACGTCTTGAGGTAATAATCACCCATAAATGGCTCTTGGTCAATAGCTATAAATATAAAAAGTTACCAAAATGGTAATCATTATGGGCGTAGTTAACCGCCGCATAGCGGTAACTTATTGGAAGTAAAGGTGATAGGGGTTACTTCTTGCCGTTGGCTTCGGCCATTTGGAGGTAAACAGGTGCGGATCCGGTTGGTAATCTTTTGCTTACTTCCCGGTAATGCGCCACGCGCTCGCGGAAATAATCTCGCAGGTGCTCGGGCTGCTCTCGCTCCACCTGGTCAGCGATAACCGGCTGGTTCATGCGCTCTTTATACGCAACACCTGACGCCGCAAGATCAACGTTTACTTTGTCCATGTCCTCTTTGCCGAGGTTGGCCAGGTTATAGGATTTCTTCTCTGTCATATACGGGCCTGCTGCATGACAAACTCAATGAACGATTCGATCTTGGCTTTGTCCTCGGCGGGCAGTTGGGCAAACTGTGATCGATCATAGTTAATCAGGGTTGGGTCTTTCGGCTTCAGTAGTAGCTCATAACCGCGGCGGCCGAACGCACCGGCGATCGCCTCCAGGTTATTGATCGTGATGTTGCCTTCACGGCTTAACACTCGGTTAACGGTAGACTGGCCGACACCGGCCGCGGCCCCAACTTTAGCCTGGCTGGACAGCTCGCGGTTATTGCTCATCCACAGTTCAAGATTGGTGGCAACAATATCGCCAACCTCTGTTTCTTCCTGCGCAGGCTCCGCACCGGCTGCCAGGGCCATCATGTGGTCGCGATCCAACCAAAACTTCGGTTTGTTAGCTGCAATTTCAATCTTGCGAGCAACAGAATCCCCGATGCCTTTATGGTTCTTGTCTGTCGGCGGCTTAAGCCAACGGCTGATCACGTTGGCATTAATCTCCAGCCGCTCAGCAAGGCGCACTTGGCGGCCGTCAAAATCACGGTTGATGATGTCGCGCAGATTTTCGCGGCGGATGTCGTTAATGCTTTTCATAGTGAGTTACACAGTCCGTTGGATTGTTTTCTGCCTGTATTTAAAACAAAATTACCTTAATGGTAAACGAACCTAAAAGGTAATTAATTTGCCTAATTGCACCATTTAGGTAATTATCCGCATAATAAAACCATGCGAATGAGGCAAAAATGGAGACGTTCAACTTCAAAAAATTCTGGCTGGCGATGAGCAAAGAGGAGCGCGAAGTGTTTGCACATGATGCCGGTACCACCGCACACTACATCATGACGCATACGCAGCGCCGAACGCGGATGCCAAAGAAAAAACTAATGGATCAGCTGTTTAAGGCGTGCAAGAAACGCAATCCTGAACTGACGAAGCCGCAATTGGTATCGTTCTTTTACTGATTCACCACCACCGATAACAGGGTCGCTTATGCGGCCCTTTTTTATTGGCTTTGCAGGGTTGGTAACAAAAAACCATTTATGGTTGATCTATTTTTATGTTACCGCTAATCTCTATCACATTCATACACGCAAAGAGGTGGAGGTCGTGGAAATCATTACCAGGACGGAGGCAGCAAAAGCTGGACTCACGAAATACTACACTGGCACCGCCTGCCGAAATGGGCACGTGTGCGAGCGGTACACGGTCAACGGGGCGTGCCTGGAATGCAACGCCAATCATACAAAGGCCCAGAGAAGCCGCATCAGGGAGATGATTGCTCTGGCCAGAAACCAGAACGAGGAAGCACATGCGTGATTACGGCAAGGTTTCCCCGCAATTCTGGATAGGGAATACAGGTAGAGAGCTGAAATCAAAGGGGCCGGAAGCGCTGATCGTCTCTATGTATCTTCTCACTAATCCACACGCAAACATGATAGGCATGTATTACCTACCAATCATATACATAGCTCATGAAACAGGGTTGGGAGTTGAAGGGGCTTCGAAGGGGCTTCAAAGGGCTGTTGAAGCTGGGTTTTGCCTCTACGATGGGGTGGCTGAAGTGGTGTGGGTAGAAGAAATGGCAAAGTATCAGATTGCCACATCGCTTAAGGCTAACGACAACCGATGTGTTGGCATCCAACGAGAGTATGACGCCCAGCCAAAAAACTGTTTCTTATCAATGTTTTTCGATAAGTACAAGGACGCTTTCAACCTGTCGTGTAAGCGAGAATCATCACAGGGAAATGGAAGGGGCTTCGAAGGGGCTTCGGAGGCCCTCGGAAGCCAAGAGCAGGAGCAGGAGAAAGAACAGGAAAGAGATAACCCCCAAACCCCCATCGAAAAAAAAGGGGTCATACCCTTACCCGGAAGGGTTGAACGTTGAAGCCTGGGAAGAGTGGAAGCTGTACCGGAGGGATCTGAAGATCAAGGCGTATGCGCCAACACCACGCAGTGAAGGGGCTGCAATCACCAACCTGTTGAACCTCTCAGGCGGGGATCTGCAGGTGCAAGCGGAAATCATCAAGCAAAGCATGGCCAATAGTTGGCATGGGTTATTTGAACTTAAGACCGGAGGTAACCATGAGACAGGCGGGCGATATGGCGCGGGAGATAATTTCAAAGGCAATGCAGTCGAAGCAGTTCACGCAGCAACAGCAAGAATGCGAGAGCAGTACGGACTCGCAGGCGCTGGACAGAACAATCAGGATTTGGGATCGCATGGTGGAGTTGTATTCGGACAAGTGGACGCGCAGGAACGGGCTAACACCGCCATCACTCTGGATCAATGCGATTGGAAAGCTGTCTGATGCCCAGATCAAGGCAGGGATCGGCGAGTGCATGCGGCAATGCCTGGTCGAAGGTAACCGGTTCGCCCCTGACTTGTCCGATTTTCTGACCTATGTCAGCAGCAGCACAAAGCATGGGCTTGGCATCGATGCAGAGGATGTGATGCAAGAGTTCAACACCTACTGCAAGAACCGTAGTCGATATAGCTGCGCAGAAACCTACCCGTGGAAGCATCCTGTTTTTTATTGGATCTGCTGCGACCTTCGGGCAGAGATGATCCAGAAAAACCTAACCAGCGGAGAGTTAGAAAAGCTGGCAAAGAAAAAACTGAACGCATGGGGTGCAAAAGTTCAAGCAGGAGAATCAATCCCAGAACCGGTGCCACTCCTGTCAGAAAATGCATCATCCAAGAAACGCGGTGCACCTGGTGCTGGACATTCCGCAGCAATGGAAATGCTCAAGAGATTGAGAAGTGGCAAACCAAATACGAATTGAAATGCTAAAATTCCTGCGGCTGCGGTGGTCAGGCTGAGTTAATTGCCACACAGGCACATAACGAGGCGGATTTAGTTGTAAATCTTAACCACGGCCCGTACAGAGTGTTTTAGCGTATATGCGAATTGTGAGAGCAATCGCTATTTTTTAGTTGCATATAATTACCAAATTGGTAATGATTACCTAAAAGGTGATTTAAGGAGCGAGCAGTGAGCAAAGTAATCATCGGAATAGACCCAGGGTGTTCAGGCGCAATTGTCGCCGTCAGTGAGACCGGGGAATACCTCGGGCACGTAAACATGCCGACGCTGAAAGTTGGCAACAGCAACAGGGTTAACGGGGCATCAGTCATTGCATGGCTGCTGACGTGGAAATCTACCGGTATCAAGCACGCGTTTCTTGAACAAGTTCACTCCATGCCAGGGCAGGGCACGGCAAGTACGTTTAATTTCGGGCACGCCGCCGGTGTCGTTGAAGGGATCCTTCAGGGTTCATTCATCCCTTACACCCTGGTAACACCGCAAGCCTGGAAGAAAACCGCCGGGCTGATCGGTAGCGACAAAGACGCGGCACGCAGCCGGGCAATTCAGCTTTACCCATCACTGCGGATCCTCGACCAGAAAGCAAAAGGTCAGGCCGTAGCCGACGCGCTGCTGATAGCTCGCCACGGCATTGGAGCATAGCCATGGACAACATCGACCAGGCCAACGAACGCGCAGAGATGTACCTGAAAGCGCAACTCGATGCCGCAACCAAAAGAACAGCACTGCCGACGGCGCATGAATGCGACGACTGCGGCGAACCAATACCAGAAGCGCGGCGCAGAACCGTGCCAGGTGTCCGGCTTTGCATTGACTGCAAAGAGCTGGAAGAACTGCAACAACGTACACACAGATAAGGGGTTGATAATGAAAAATAACCTTGTAAATCAAGATATAAAAACTGATAAGCCAGTGCCAATGAGTTACGAAGCTTTGAAGGCTGAGCGCGATGCGCAGCAGAAACGAGCCGATGCGCTGGCTGTGGAGAATGCGCAGCTGAAGGAAATGAACAGCAGCCTGTGCTCTGAGCTACAGGAGTATGAAAGTGATAACGACGATTTCGGCCCAGCACCGCAGTCGGTTGTTAACTGCTTCGCGCTGCTAACGCCCAACACTGATACCGCCCTTTCCGCTATGCGCAGTAATGGGGTTGAACAGTTCATTGAGTTAAAGCTGAAACAGCTTGCCAGCATGCACCCTGATACTCACGCATTTGGCGCTACCGCTATGTCTTTACGTGCTCAGATTAACGAGTTGCAAGCTTTCGTCATCGAGCTGCGGGAGGCCAAATGAGCGTATTAAGCAAGCACCACAAAGAGCTGAATGCTGAAGGCGTGGGCAAATGCTCCGTTCCAATGTGGAGTGGAGGATGCCCGGCAGGCTTCTGCGATGAGCCAGCTTATGGCGTGCCATTACCGCGTGAATATGTAGAAAACCGATTCACTGGTCAGCGTCGCTACCTTACCCCTGGTTATGACGGCTATGTACCTGCCCTTGCGTGCCCGTGTCATGGAGGCCCGAAGAAACCATGAAAAAGTGGATATGGCATATCAGCAGATTCTGGACGTTCACTCCGCATGGCTGGGCTTTGGCTGTGGTTTGGAATGTCTGTGAATTTATGAAAATCAGAATGCCGCATGCAGAAAAGGCTTTCGGCGTAATCATCGGAAGAAAAGGTAAGCGCGTGGGAGGTAGTGATGCCAGCAAATGAACTGAAGCCAGCACTGACACACAGCGAACTATGCCTGATTGCCGAACGGTTCCTGCGCAATAACGGATTCGCCGTCGCATTTCATGATCGCTTTGTTGCTGCTGTTTCCACCGGCGAACAGCCGGACGCGATCGGATTCCGTAATCTGGCCTCATGCCTGATAGAGGCCAAGTGCTCACGCGGAGACTTCCTGGCAGACAGAAAAAAGCGGTTCCGCATTCAGCCAGAAATTGGCATGGGCGACTGGCGTTTTTTCATCTGCGAGCCGGGGCTGATCCGCATCGAGGAGCTTCCTGAGGGCTGGGGGCTGCTGAACGTGAAAGGTGGTCGTGTCTACAAGGTTCACGGGTGGCCGGGGAACTCAATGTGGTGCACCACGAAATACAAACCGTTCCAGGCCAATAAGCAGGCCGAATGCGACTTCATGTACAGCGCACTGCGCCGTATGCAGATACGCGGCCACCTGTCAGAAGTTTATGACGGAATTCCAAAACCACAGGAGGCCCAGCATGGCTAAGCGCAAGAGCAACAGAGCGGCGCGGCATCTTCTCGCGCAGGGTAAAGATGCGCAGATTTATCGAATTAGCAACCGTCGGCAGATGAACCAGATATTCGATGACCAGCCAGGGTTTGCATGGCAAACAAAGCCATCGGCTCGCCAGCGACGCAATGATAAACGCCGTTTTGAATGGCTGCGTGAGAATGCAAGTACTGATTGCGACTATATCGGCATCGCTGACCACAATCCGCAGTTTCACTGCTGAAGCCCAGGAGAAAGCATCATGAGCAATGAGAAGCTGATCGAACTGAGCAAGCCTGTTGCGTATGTATTCGACCACGGCGTTATGGGGCCGGGTGATTTTTCATATGGCACGCCGCAAATGCATTCCACGGCTAAAGATGAAAATGCTCGCCCTCTTTACTCGCAAGAGTACGTATCCGCCCTGCTGGCAGAGCTGGAAGCGAAGACGAAGCACGTCGCCCAGGCAAAGAGCCGTACAGCGTCGATGAATATTTCGAGCTGCTGGCGGTGCAGGATATCAATCAACTCAAGCGACAGCTTGCAGAACTGGCCAGCCATAAATGCCAGTGCGGTGAAGCGATGCCTGGCCCGGCAGGTGGATGTTTCCGTAATGGTGAAGCGGTATGTGGTCAAACGCAGATATGGCGCGACCTGATGTTAAAGACGCTGTGACGTGTCACATGATAAAGCGTGACTCGTCACGGAAAGTCACACAGCACAACGTCCGCCGCTTGGCGGTTTTTCACTGCGTGTTATGATGTTACCAAGGAGGTAATTATTATGGCTAAATACGGTAAACTTAACGCGCAGATGGAACGATTCTGCCAGGAGTACATCAAGAACCCGGACAACCAGACGGCGGCCGCTGCTGTTGCTGGCTATAAAAAATGCGGCCGTGTCCGCCTCGAGGCACATGGACAACCCAAAGATTCGGGCCCGAATCGCGGAACTGATGAAGCACCGCAATAAGCGTGTGAAGATCGATGCTGATTATGTTTTGAAGCAGTCTGTGAAAATCCATGAGCGGTGCATGCAGGAGATCGAGCCTTTCACAGATGCTAAGGGCAACCATATTCATGACGACAAGGGTCGCCCGCTGTACGTATTCGATGCCAAGGCTGCCATAGCGGCATTGGGTTTGGTAGGAAAACACGTTGACGTTCAGGCGTTCAAAGAGCGTGTCGAAGTGTCTGGAAAACTCGACGTTGTTAATCGGGTTGTTGCAGCGAGGAAGCGCGCTAGAGGTGATCTGAAAGATGAGTGATGCGGCAGAGAGGCTCGAGCCAGAAGAGATGCTGGCCGATGATATGGGCCGATTCTTTTACGATCCCCTAGGATGGGTGATGTACGCTTTTGATTGGGGCATTGGAGAGCTGGAGGGGTTCGACGGCCCTGATAAATGGCAATGCGAGTTTCTATCTGACTGGGGTGACGCAATTATCAAGAATGACTTTAACGGCATCACGCCGGTAGAGGCATATCGTTCTGCAACAAGTTCCGGGCATGGGATTGGGAAATCAGCGTTATCAAGCTGGATCATTCTGTACATCATGAGCACCAGGCCACAATCCAAAGGTGTCGTCACATCAAATACCAGCGACCAGCTTAAGACTAAAACTTGGGGTGAGTTGGGTAAATGGCGCAAGCGTTGCATTACTGGTCACTGGTTTGAGTACAACAACGGCAAAGGAAACATGAACATCTACCACAAGGAACACCAGGAAAGCTGGCGGGTAGATGCGCAGACATGTCGTGAGGAAAACAGCGAATCATTCGCCGGGTTGCATGCTGCCACGTCCTCACCTTGGTACTTATTCGATGAAGCCAGCGCCGTGCCTGACGCGATTTGGGAGGTTGCCGAAGGTGGTTTAACGGATGGTGAGCCGTTCTGGTTTGTGTTCGGTAACCCAACGCGAAACAATGGACGATTCCGCGAGTGCTTCAGGAAGTTCAGCAAACGGTGGCGCTGCCGCCAAATAGATAGCCGCCTGGCCAAGATGACCAACAAGGAGCTGATCGCACAATGGATAGAGGACTATGGCGAGGATAGCGACTTCGTTAAGGTTCGTGTTCGTGGCATCTTCCCGTCTACGTCTAACATGCAATTTATCTCATCTGACCTAACCGACGCTGCTGTAGGCCGAGTTATTACGCCTGGGCAGGTGCAGCATGCCGCCGTTGTTATCGGCGTGGATCCCGCTCACGGTGGCGCAGATATGGCGGTGATTTATCTTAGGCAGGGGCTGCATACCAAGAAGCTTGGCGAGTGGCAAAAAACAACTGATGATGTTTGGTTTGCCAAAATAATCGCGCAATTTGAGGACCAGTACCAGGCTGATGCAGTTTTTATCGACTACGGATATGGCACAGGGGTGAAGTCGGTTGGCGATAACTGGGGTCGTACATGGCAGCTAATACAGTTTGGTAGTGGATCATCTGATCCGCAGATGGCTAACAAGCGCGGGGAAATGTACAACGCAATTAAGACCTGGCTCAAGGACGGCGGATCGCTGGAGAGCCAAAGCATAGCTGAAGAGATTTCCGCGCCTGAATTCAAGGTAAGGCTGAAAGACAGCAAAATAGTGCTACAGGAAAAAGATGAGATTAAAGAGTTGCTAGGCCGCTCCCCAAATGACGCCGACGCCTTGGCTCTAACCTTTGCTTTCCCTGTGCTTAAGAAACAGCACGCACTGCCCGGGGAGCGGCGCGGCGCGGCCGTCACAGAATATGATCCATATGCGTAATGGATTGTCAGAATTTCGAACTACTGCAAAAAGTGCAGTAGTTTCCATAAAAAAATGCCCTCACAAGGAGGGCGAAGTGCTACACACAGTTTTAGGGTGATAACGGTCCAGGCTATCGCGAAGCCTCATCCACCAAGTACCGACATACTCCCCAGCAATAGGCACCTGTTAAGTTCGGATGAAGCTTCGCGATAGATCATCGAGAGCACCGATACCAGTTTTATACTGTGTAAAAGTTTAAATGGCTGGTTCGGCTTGCGCTCTTAGTGATTACCATAAAGGTAATTTATTTTAATTGAAACGTTAACAAAATAGTCAAAATAAACATCATGTGGTTTAATTGGTAATTATTTGGGAGGGTTACGCGCATGTGCATGAGTTCGCCAAAGGTTTCATCAGCACCACAGGTACAGGCTGCGCCACAAACGCAGGACGCCGCTGTAGTTGATGCTGCCGATAAGGACAAGGCCCGACGCCGCGCAGCAGCTGGTCAGCAGTCCACGATCCTCACCGGTGCGCAAGGCGCAACCGGGCAGGCCAGCACCACCGGCAAAACTCTGTTGGGTGGCTAATCATGGCTGAACAGGAAACCCGCAAGCAGTTTCTGCAGAATCAGTTATCGCAGCTTATTACTGCGCGTTCGTCTTATGACTCGCACTGGAAAGAGCTGAGTGATTTCATCCTGCCTAACTGTGGGCGCTTCCTGACTACTGATGCCGGGCGCAATAAACGCAACACCAAGGTTGTTGACCCGACCGGCGGCCTTGCTTCACGTACCCTTGAATCAGGCATGTTATCCGGCATCACCAGCCCGACCCGTCCGTGGTTCTCACTGAACACGCCGAACAAACAGTTAATGGATAGCTGGCCGGTCAAGATGTGGCTTTCTCAGGTCGTTGAATTGATGAACGACGTGATGAACAAATCGAACTGGTACCAGTCTCTGACGGTTCTCTATCGCTACCTTGGCACCTTTGCCACCGGCGCCATCTCCATCCTGGAAGATGACGAAGATGTGATCCGCACGCACGTTCTGCCAATCGGCAGCTACTACATTTCGAACAGCGACCGCCTTCAGGTTGATACCGTATTCCGCAAGTTCTCCATGACCTGCCGACAGCTGGTGGCTAAGTTCGGTCTGGATAACGTCAGCGATAGCGTTAAATCTGCATGGGATACCGGCGCATATGAAAAGTGGTTTGAAGTGGTGCACGCGGTATTGCCGAACACCAACCGCGACACAGGAAAGCTGAACTCGAAGAACAAACGCTACAGCTCTGTTTATTACGAGTCTGGTGGGGCTGGTGACAAGCTACTGAGTGAATCCGGTTTCGATGAGATGCCGATATTGGTGCCGCGCTGGGACATCAACGGCGAGGATGCTTACGGTTCATCGTGCCCTGGCATTCTGGCACTGGGTGGCGTGAAGGCGTTGCAACTTCAGCAGAAGCGAAAAGACCAGGCGATCGACAAGCTGGTTAATCCGCCGATGATGGCGCCAAGCTCAATGAAGAATGAGCGCCTATCCCTGCTTCCTGGTGACGTTTCCTACTACAACGGCGCGGGTGATAGCGCAGGCTTTAAGCCGGTATACGAAATTAACCCGCGCATTAGCGAATTGCTGGAGAGCATTCAAGACGGGCGCCAGCTCACCAACGAATGCTACTTCGTACCGTTGTTCAATATGTTCAGCAACATCAACACGCGCAGTATGCCGATCGAAGCCGTCAATGAGATGCGCGACGAGAAGATGCTGCAGATTGGGCCGGTGCTCGACCGCCTGAATGATGAGCTACTCGACCCTGCGATCGATCGAATCTTCAACATCATGAACCGCCGCGGCATGTTGCCACCGCCACCCGAAGAATTGCAGGGCCAGCCGTTGCGCGTGGAATACACCAGCGTGATGGCACAGGCCCAGAAAGCTGTGGGCATTGGCTCCATCGAGCGCTTTGTTGGCTTCATCGGGAACATGGCCGCAGCCGGATTCCAGCAGGCTGCTGACAAGCTTGATGTTGACCAGGCGATTGATGAGTACGGCGACATGCTTGGCGTGCCTACAACTATTACCAAATCTGATGAACAGGTGCAGGCAGAACGTGAACAGCGTGCGCAGCAGCAGCAAGCAGCGCAGAGCCTACAGATGGGCACTGGTGCTGCAGACATCGCGAAGACACTCAGCCAGGCAGGAACCAGCGACCCTAACTTGCTGACCAGCATTCAACAGGCCATGCAACAAGGCCAGGGGGCGCAGCAATGATGACTCGCGAGCAGTTGCAGCTACGCCATGCTGACGACGTGAAGCAGGTGATGAGCACCGAGAGTGGCCGCCGTTTCGTTTGGGGGCTTCTCGATCAAGCTGGTGTTTTTCGCATCTCATTCACCGGCGAAGTTAACAGCACAATTTTCAATGAAGGTAACCGCAATTCAGGGCTGGCGCTATTCAACGACGTGTTGAAGTTCTGCCCTGAACTGTACCTAAAGATGGCCGCCGAGGCCGAGAAAGACAGAGAGGCTAATCATGGCAACACAACGCCAGAAAGTGATCCGGAATGACGGCGGCATACAAGTCGTTGAGGTATTGAGCGGCGGCGGTTCGTCCGTGGCATGGGGTGACATTGTCGGCAAGCCAACCACGTTTGCACCTGTTGCCGCAACAACATCTGTAACTGGTGGCGTTAAGCAGGCTGCAACTCAGGCCAACTCAACCGCAACAGATGCTGCTGGCGTCGTTGCAGATTTAAACGCTCTGCTGGCCAAGCTTAAGGCCGCAGGGATTATGGCTTAAGAGGCGCACATGAACTTGTTCGAACGTTTGATCTATCGCCGCCTGTGCAATGAGGCTCCCCCTGAAGGTGGTGATGGTGGTGCAGCCCCGGCTGCGGCAACTGATGCGCCTGCTGGTGATGCTGCGTCGCCTGATGTAACCAGTGGCGATAAACCTGCTGGCGAAGAGAAACCAGCCACAGAGAAAACCGCAGATGAACTCGCCGCTGAGAAAGCTGAAAAGGAAACGGCTGACAAGCTCAAGAAGGATGACAAGCCAGCAGCACCTGAAAAATACGAGTTCGCTGCACCTGAAGGCCAGGAGCTGGATGCCAATGCGCTGTCTGTGTTCGAGCCGATCGCCAAAGAGCTGGGCCTGACGCAAGCGCAGGCTCAGAAGCTGGTCGACATCTACCCGCAGATCCAGCAGCAACAGGCGGAAGCCTGGAGCAAGCAGATCGCTGAATGGGGGGAGCAGGTCAAAGCCGACAAAGAAATCGGCGGTGACAAGTTCAACGCCAGTGTGGGAGCGGCACAGCGCGCGCTGGATCAATTTGGCAACCCTGAGTTGCGAGAATACCTGAATGCGAGCGGCCTGGGTAACCACCCGGCGCTGGTTCGCTTCTGTGCAAAAGTAGGCAAGTCGATGGCTGAAGATAGCTTCGTCGTGCCAAATCAAGGCGGTCAGCGTAGCGCGGCCGACATTCTATACGGCAATAAGGAGTAATACCGAATGGCTATTAAAGGCACTAACGCGCTGACGCTAGCAGACTGGGCAAAGCGCACCGATCCCGATGGTAAAGTACCAACCATCGTAGAGCTGCTTTCGCAGACAAACCCTGTTTTAACAGACATGCTGTTTGTTGAAGGCAACTTGCCTACTGGTCACCGCACCACTGTGCGCACTGGCCTTCCGGCAGCAACATGGCGCCTGCTGAACTACGGCGTACCATCCAGCAAGTCAACCACTGCCCAGGTAACAGACAGCACCGGTATGCTGGAAACATATGCCGAGATTGACAAGTCTCTGGCAGATCTGAATGGCAACTCTGCCGAATTCCGTCTATCAGAAGACAACGCCTTCCTGGAAGCAATGAACCAGGCGATGGCTGAAACCATCTTCTACGGTGACACTAGCGTAAGCCCGCAGCGATTCACTGGTTTGTCGGCTCGTTATAACGACAAGTCTGCAAAGAACGCGCAGAACATCGTTGATGCAGGTGGTACCGGTTCGAACCTGACTTCTATCTGGTTGGTAGTGTGGGGCAGCAATACCGTACACGGCATTTTCCCTAAGGGGCAAAAAGCTGGGTTGAGCCATAACGACCTTGGCGAACAAACCCTGAAAGATGCCAATGGCGGCCAGTATCAAGGCTATCGCACCCACTACAAGTGGGATAACGGCCTGACCGTTCGCGACTGGCGTTATGCTGTGCGCATCGCCAATATCGATACGACCAAGCTGGGTGCCGACGACGGCCCGAACTTGGCCAAACTGATGGTTCAGGCGCTGCACCGCATCCCTAACCTGCAGATGGGTAAGGCTGTGTTCTACATGAACCGAGATGCTGCTGAGTACCTGGACATTCAGGCGACTGAAAAATCCTCTCTGGCGGTCACCGTGAAAGAAACCGAGGGTATCTTCTGGACCTCTTTCCGTGGCGTTCCAGTGCGCACTTGCGATGCTCTGTTGAGCACCGAATCTCAGGTTTCCTAATCCCGGCTGAGCCGCCGGGTGCGGCTCTCCTTTCTCATTGATGGAGAGACAAAATGATCCTCGACTATCTCAATATGTTCTCGCAGGCGCAGGCTGTTACGGCAACCGCGCCATCTACTGATGTTATCGATCTCGGCCCGCTGTATGCCGGTAACGATGTTCGTGACATTGGCCCAGGTTACCCGGTTGAGTTCTTCGCCCAGGTGGCAACCAATGGCTCGGCTGGCGGTTCTGCGACCGTGACAATCAGTCTGCAAACATCAAAGACCAGCGACTTCGCCAGCGCTACCACGTTGCTACAAACTGGTGCTATTGCCGTTGCCGATCTGAAGGTTGGTTATCGCTACGTTGGCACAGTTCCCCACGGTGTTCAGCGCTACCTGCGAGTTAACTACACCGTGGCGACGGGCCCACTTACCGCCGGTGCTTTCACTGCTGGCCTGCTGCTGGATGCTGATGCACAACGCAGTTACGCAAGCGCCTTCAAAATTACCGTTTAATGGGGCGTGACATGTCACAAACGAAAATGTACCGCGTCACACGGAAGTCGTTCATCAACGGTCATCTGCTGGAAGAAGGCGACACCATCGAGTACGGCGGCAAGGCTGGCGACAACCTGCAACTGATCGATGGTGAAGGTAATCCGCTGAACGAAACTGGCGGCGGTGGCGGCGACGACAGCACTAACCTGGAAGCGCTTCGACAGCAGTATGAAGAGTTGTTCAACGAGAAGCCGCACTTCAACACTGGCGCGACCAAGTTGCAGGCTGCTATCGATGAAAAGCGCAAAGAGTTAGGCATTTAATCTCATAGGGGCTTCGGCCCCTTTCCTCCCTGGAGTCCTCGCATGAAAACCGTAAACCTCAAAATCGGCACCGACACATACGAAAGCGAAGGCGGCAAGCCGGAAACGCGTGACGAATATCCGTGGGGACTTCGTTTCACTTTGAACAATGACACGCTGGAAAAGCTGGGTATAGAACTTCCAAAGGTTGGCGAGATGCTGACGATTGGCGGTCTGGTAAAAGTGCTGTCTGTTTCAACGCGCACCGAAGGTGATAAAGCCGAAAGCAGCGTTGATCTGCAGTTCACTGATATTGGTGTAGAGCCAGTTGCAGCGCCACAGCGTTCTGCTGCCGACACTCTTTATGGCGAAGCAGGGGGCGAGTAATGGCATCCGTTATCCAGATCTGCAACGTCGCGCTGAGCCGTCTTGGCAATAGCCGTGTGATAGCCAGCCTGACAGAAAAAAGCAAAGAGGCTGCTGCCTGTAATCTGTTCTATGAGGATTGCCGTAACGCGGTGCTTGCCGACTTCCCATGGCGTTTTGCCACCAAGCGCGTGGCTCTTGCCGATCTGGATATCGAACAGCCTGATTGGCAGTACAGCTACCGCTACCCAACAGACTGCATGCGAATTGTTGCCATCGTTTCACCTGATGGTCAGCGCTTCATCACGCCCGATCAGCGCGTGCCTTATGAGGTTGGTTCTGATGTTGATGGCACTGGCCGGCTAATACTGACCGACCTTCCAAAGGCATGGCTGCGGTACGTTTCTAAAGTCACCGACCCAACATGTTTGACGCGGAATTCCGTGACGCGCTCGCCTGGCGCTTGGCTGCTGAAATTTCAATGCAGATCACCGGCGACGCGAATATGGGAACCGGGCCGAGCAGAAGTATCAGCTCACCATTTCATCGGCTTCAACGCTGAGCATGAACGAAACCCAAGAGCCACCTGCACCGTGGTCTGATATTACAGACGCGAGGATCTCATAATGACAACCAGCCTAATCCAGCCGTCCTTTGCTGGTGGGGAAGTTTCGCCAAGCCTTTACGGTCGCGTTGACTTGGAGAAATACCAGACCTCACTGCGTCGTTGTCGTAACTTCATCGTTCGCCAATATGGTGGCGTCGAGAATCGTCCTGGCACGCGTTACATAGCACCAGCCAAATACCACGATCGGAAGTGCCGGTTGATCCCGTTCCAGTTCAATACAGAGCAAACCTATGTGCTCGAAGTTGGTGAGCATTATTTTCGCGTATTTATGGATGGAGCCCAGGTCGTTTACTCATCTGGTGCCAGCGTTGGCCAACCGATAGATGTAGCAACGCCGTGGGCCGCTGCAGATATCGACCTCCTGAAATATACGCAGAGCGCAGACGTGATGACGGTTTGCCATCCAAACTACCCACCTATGGAAATCCAACGCTATGCGCATGATGACTGGCGCACTGCCGAGGTGGCTACAGTCAGCGGTCCGTTTGCTAACGTGAACATTGACGAGTCGATCACTGTCTACGCCAGCGCGACGAGCGGAACGGTAGACCTTACTGCCAGTGCATCGATCTTCAAAAGTTGGCATGTTGGAAAGTTGTTCTACATGGAGCAGAAGAACGTTGATACGGTAGGCAGGTGGGTTACTGGGGAAGCTGTTAGCCTGGATAACATTTGTCGGTATCAGGAAAACTATTATCGATGTGTCGATGTTGGCGAGCGTAGCCATACCGGGCCGGTGGCACCTTCTCATACCACGGGAGATAGTTGGGACGGCTGGGCCGTTACCGGTTCTGATGCCTATGGTGTCAAGTGGCGCTATCTGCATTCTGGTCGTGGTATATGTCGCATAACTGCCGTTAGTAGTGATGGCATGACGGCCACCGCCGACGTGGTGATCCGCAAGGATGGCGAGATTGAACTTCCTGGACAGGTAGTTGGTGAATCCTCCGCCACCTATAAATGGGCACATTACGCCTGGAATGCAGATGCAGGCTACCCTGGCACCGTAGTTTATTTCCAGCAGCGACTTATGTTTGCCGGTTCACGTAGCCAACCGCAGACCGTATGGACGAGCCGCAGTGGCGATTATAAGGACTTCGGAACATCAAACCCTACCGTTGACGACGACGCGATCACGTATACCTACGCCGGAAGGCAACTTAACCAGATCCGCCACCTGATTGATGTTGGTTCTCTTGTCGCACTGACAAGCGGCGGGGAATACAAGGTAAACGGGAATCAGCAGGGCACGTTAACACCTTCAGCCTTCCAATTTTCCAGCCAGGGACAGAACGGCGCCAGCCACGTACAGCCGATCGCCATCAGTAACGTCGCACTATTCATCCAGCAGAAGGGTGGTGCGGTGCGCGATCTGGCCTATTCGTTCGACGTTGACGGATTCCAAGGTTCTGACCTTACCATTCTGGCCAACCACTTTTTCACCGGCTTCCAGATTACTGATTGGGCTTTCTCCATCACGCCAATGTCAATTGTCTGGTGTGTGCGCAATGACGGATCGTTACTGGGGCTGACGTACCTGCGCGATCAGCAGGTTGCAGCCTGGCATATTCACCCCGGTACCGGCCGCTTTGAGTCGCTTTGCAGTATCGCGGAAGGTAACGAGGACGCGCTCTATTGCGTGGTAAATCGAACCATCAACGGGCAGCGGCGCCGCTATATCGAGCGCATGCAGAGCCGCTTATACAGTGATATGGATGATGCATTTTTCGTTGACTGTGGCCTGACCTATGACGGCAGGAACCGCGATGGAAGCAAAACCATGACGCTTACAGGCGGCTCCGGCGATTGGCCTTACGGTGAGGAAATGACACTCACGGTGTCTGGTGCAAGCTATTTCTCAGCGGGTGATGTTGGAAGTGAAATCCATTTTCCATATTACGAAGACGATTCAAACAAGGTGCTTAAGTTGTTGATCCGTGCTGTGGTCAATGGCAACCAGGCGACTGTTACCAGTAACCGCAATGTGCCAGAAGGTTTTAGGGGGGCTGTAGTCATTAATTGGAACATGGCGCGTTCAACATTCAGTGGACTCGATCATCTTGAAGGTCAGGCTGTCAGCATCCTTTCCGATGCCAACGTTGAGCCGCAGAAGGTTGTCACCGGCGGCAGCATCACCCTGGAGAAATCTGGGGCAGTTGTACATGCAGGACTACCGATCGCCGCGGTCATTGAAACGTTGGACGTTAACCTGAATGGTAACGAAACCCTGCTTGATAAGAAGAAGTTGTTCACGAAAGCCTCTCTGTTGGTCAACGAATCACGCGGCGTATTTGCGGCGACGCCGGGTTGTGAGTTCTACGAGTATGCCCAACGAGATGACGAATTTTATGATGAGCCGGTCGATCCGAAGACGGGAACCATTGAATTACAATTGGATGCCAACTGGGGCAAGAATGGCAGACTGATTGTTAAACAAGACGACCCGCTACCAATGACCATTCTCGCCGTAATCCCACGTGTAACCGTAGGGGGCATTTAGTGCGCAAGGTTGAAGTTGTCGAGGCCACATTGGAACACGTCGCAGCATTGCTGCCGTATGTCCGCCAGGCAGATGTTGATGAGTTCGAAGCGATGAGCGGAAAGACACCGGCGCAGGTGCTGGAGCTGGCCCTCCGTACTTCGGCTTTTTCCTTCGCTGGCCTGATTAACGGTCAGGTGGTGACCATCTTCGGCGTGGCACCTCGCTCAATCATCACCGGTTCCGGCGTGCCGTGGCTTGTTGGCTCCGATCTGCTGGAGCGATATCAGTCCACTTTCCTACGCCGGTGTCGGCCAGTATTGCAGTTATTCCTGCAGCATTACCCGGTGTTGGAAAATTACGTTGATGCGCGGAATGTCGCGGCTAAAAGCTGGCTGCACTGGATGGGGTTCACTATCCACGACGCGCAACCGGTCGGCCGGGCCGGGATGCCATTCCACAGATTTGATATGAGACGAGGTGACCATGTGTGAACCAACAACCATCGTTGCAGTTGGTGCCCTGGTAGTTGGTGCAATCAGCGCATACGGCCAGCAGCAGCAAGGTAAAAATGCACAGAAAGTTGCCAATGCTAACGCTGATGCACAAGAGATCGCCGCTAAGGACGCGATAAATACCGGTAATGCTCAGGCTGATCAGCAACGCCAGCAGACTCGACAGCTTCAGGGCCAGCAGGCGGCAGCTTTCGGCGCGGCCGGTACCGACATGACCAGCGGCAGTGCACTGAATATTTTTGGTAATACCGCACAGGGCGGTCAGCTCGACTCGCTTACGACAATCAACAACGCCGAGCGGCAGGGAGCCGGGCTTAACTTCCAAGCTGGTGTTAGCCGCGCGCAGGGACAAATGGATCGCAGCGCCGCCAACCTTGGGGCCACAACGACGATCCTTAACTCAGCATTAACTGCATATGGCTCTTATCAGTCATCCGGGGCTTTGAATAAGCCTGCCACGCAGAGCGGCGGAGCATCCAGCAATAACATGTTCAACAATGATCGCGGCAGCCGCTACGGCTCCAACGCATACACGTTCTAAGGGGGAGCGATGCCAACAGTACCGGTATACCAGCGCCAGTCACAATCAGAGATGGCACCCGTCAATACGCAAAACCTCCGCATTCCTCAGGGCAACGGATTAACAGCACTGGCTGACGTCGGCGCTAATGCGCTTGGCGTCTACCAACAGCAGAGAGAGCGCGAGGATCTGGCATTCGCTCAGAACGCACTGCTGCAGTTTAACCAGCAGGCTGATGACCTGATTAATAACCCGAAGACCGGCCTGATCACTAAGCAGGGTGCAAATGCCATTGGCCAGGGCGAGCAGGTTGCTGGGCAACTTAGCAAAATGGCTGGATCCGCTTTCGACTCCATCCCCGACGGGCCCGTAAAAGAACGGTTCCGCAACCAGTTCGCAGCCGCCGGTCAGCCGATCGCCAACCGTGCACGGCAATATGAAGTTGGCCAACGCCAGCAATTCGAATCCGGGCAGCAGCAGGGTTTATTGGCCAACCTGCAAACGCAGGCTGAAAATAGCTTCGAAGATAACGAAGGGTTCGTGAATACTAACCTGCTGGCCAGAGAGCAGATCATGGCTTACGGCCAGGCTCATGGACAAAGCCCAGAAGAGATAGAGGCAAACTGGGTAAACTTCCGCGAGAACTCAGCTAAAGCAGCATTGAATGCTCAGTTAACTGCTGGCCGATACGATCAGTTTTTGGCGCGGAATGGCGAACCGTCAGACAACGGCGGCACTATCCGTGTCACCGCACACGGTAATTCATCGGCTGCCAGAGGACTGCGTAACAACAACCCTGGCAACATCGAGGCCAGCGATAAAAATCCGTGGGAAGGCCAGGCTGGGAGTGATGGTCGCTTTGCCAAGTTCGAGACGCCTGAGCATGGGATCCGCGCATTGGGCAAGAACTTACTGGCGTACAAGGCGAAAGGAATCGATACGGTATCCGAGATCGTCAATCGATGGGCACCGGCCTCTGATGGAAACAACACCGATGCATACATTAAAGCGCTGTGTGGCGCTCTTGGTGTTGGTGCTAACGATCAGTTAGACATGAGCAACCCGCGCACTTTGGCTGCACTATGTGCCGGTATCGTGAAACATGAGAATGGAAGCCAGCCATATACTGATGTTCAGATCGGTGCCGGGGTTAGCGCAGCGCTAGGTTTGTCTGCTCTTGAGTCATCAAAACGTCGCACAGGTAACGCCGCATTTGATGCTGCAAGTCCCGCGACTCAGGGAACATATCTCCGCCAGGCACAGGCGATACAGAACGAGCAACGCGCTCTATATGCCCAGCAACTTGGCACATCGCTGAAGGATGCATATTCAGCCCTAGATGAAGGATTACAGCCTGGCCAATTGCCAACTCAATCAGATTTGATAAATGCCTACGGCCCGGTTAAAGGGTTGCGTCAGTGGCAAGACCTACAGGATCAGCAGAGCTATGGAGGGGTAATCGGAGCAGCTAAAGATATGTCGCCAGCCGGACGTCAAGACTTGCTTGAGCGCCTGCGACCATCAGATCCTAATGCGCCTAACTTCGCAGCCAACCAGCAGCGCTGGGACAAGATGCAGGCCAAGTTTAAGCAGCTCGATACTGCCTGGGAAAAGAATCAGGGGAGTAATCGCTTTGAGTCCTCATTGCAGAATAATTTCCCACTGGACCCAAATGATAAAAACAACCAAGCGGCTGCTGACCATTACTTCGATCGGCAGGTGGCGCCAGGGTTCAACATCAACAATGCAGATAGTTTGAACCAGGTTGCTGAGATAACTACAAAATCTGGCATGCTGCCGACGCAGATCAAGACGATGCTTACCGCCGGTGCCACATCGCGTGACCCTGCCGTCGTTGTCCCCATGGCTAAAATGTATGGACAGATATTCGACAATAACCCGGCGGCGGCCACAGGCGTGGACAAAGGCGCGATGGCGTTCTACTCGAAAGTTTATGCCTATGACCGTGCTGGCGTCCCCGCAGAAAAAGCCGTTGATATGGCCTACAACCAGGTGTACCAGCAGGATGATCGCTTGAAGCAGATGATTAGCCAGCAGGTAAGGGATAAGGACTACATCAAAGCCCGGTCTACTGCTGCACAGGACAATATCAATAGCCTGTCGCCATCGTGGACAAGCTTCGGTGCTCCAAGCATCAGCGCTGCAGGACAGGCCAATCAGCTGTACCAGCGGGACTACCAGACCATTTACGATGCAAACTTTGCCCAGACTGGCGGCGACGCTGATCAGGCTAAGGCTATGACCAACGCCATGATTAAAAAGGTATGGGCGGTATCGACCATTAACGGGAAAGAAGAGGTGATGAAGTATGCGCCTGAAGCCGTCTATGGCGTTACAAACGGTTCTGGTAACTGGATCCAAGGCCAATGGGAAGAAGAAAAGCGGGCGCTTAAAGGGGCTGCATTCGGTGGTGCGCGCGATGATACTGATTTAGTCCTGATACCTGATGCGGTAACGCCACGTGACCAGAGCTATAGCGTAATGCTCCGACAGAAGAATGCTGAAGGCTATGATGATGTGCGCCCGTACTACGGCCAAAATGGCATGCCTTTGAGATTCAAGCCTGAGCAACAAACGTCGCCAATGTATAAGCAAACAATGGGAGTGCAGCAGCAGAGAGTTGAAGCAGCGCGTGCGGCACGACAGGAAGAACAGCAGCCAGCATTTACCAATCAACGGGGTTATACGCCACCTGATTTAACTAAACCATTTGGCACCGGCATTGCTAACCAGCTGCCGAGCAATATCACAGCAGGAGGCAAATAATGCCAACGTATGAAATGAAATATGATGATCTGCTTTCTGCTGATGTGCAGACGATTCCACAGCCGGATGATAGTTCTGCCTATATGGAAACTCCGCCATTGCTTTCGGCGATCAATCCATTCACCGATAACCAGCAGGTGCAACGCGGACGTGATGCCGCCTTTAGGATTGATAACTCCTTGGGTAGTTTCATCGCAACTGCACCATTCAGCCAGTTTGACAAAGTTGATAGGTATAACCCATTCGACAACGGTGCAGCGGACTTAAAGGGATATGAGGATTATGCTGATTCATTCATTGATGCAGGCTCCCCTGATGAGACAAGAGCCATAAAGAGCCGCATCGATAGGCAGATGCAGGACCGTCAGTACCTTGCCGAAACCGGCGGTGCTGGGACAATCTCCAGCCTGGCTATGGGCCTTATCGATCCGATAAATTTGGCATCAATGTTTGTTCCTGCCGGTGCTGTTGTGCGCGGCGGTGAGGTGGCAGCGACTGCTGGAAAATTTGCCCTGGCAAATACCATTGGCGGAGTTGCATCAGAGGCAGCATTGAGCGCTACTCAGGAAACCCGCACGCTGGAAGAAAGCGCGGCAAACGTGGCTGTTGACGCGATGGTCGGTGGGATTCTCGGCGCTGGTGCTCAGTTGCTGGGCGGCTCTGGTAAGCGAGCCGCAGTATCTGAAGCGGTGGCCAGCAATCTGCGAGGAAATGACTCGCCACAAAGCATCGGCGCAGCGCAGGTTTTCAACACATCGCTGGATCAGGAACAGCTGGCTGGCGTTGGGCTAATCAACAAAACTCTGAGTGTTAACCCCAGCGGACGCTTGGCGCAGTCACCATCGCGCGCGTCTCGAGCCATCAACCAACAGTTGGCAGAGAACAATTATTACTTTGCCAAAAACGATGAAGGGTTGGCCACATTTACCGCGGCGGAAACCAAGATCAAGCAATACGACGCGATGCTCTACAAACAGATGGAATCTACCAAAGACGCATACCAGGAGTACAGCAAGAACGTGCGTGCAACTGGCGGGCAGCGTATGAACTTTGTTGATTTCAATGAGGCCGTTGGCATGGCAATGCGTCGCGGTGATCAGAGTGACATCCCAGAGGTTTCCCAGGCAGTGGCGCAGATCCGGCCTATGTTTGAGGCGACAAAATTCCGCATGCAGGAACTTGGCATTTTGCCGGAAGACGTTGACGTTTCTACGGCGCAAAGCTACCTGCCACGCATCTACAAATTCGATAAAATTTTGTCTGACCGCACAGAGTTCCGTGGGCGCATCGCCAATTGGATCCAGGGTATCAGCGCGAAGGGTGCAGATGCTGCCGGTGCGCGAATAGAGAAAATTGATACCGGTTTAGCTGCTGCGGCAGAGGCACAACCACACGCCAAGGTACTTGCCGACGAGATCGCAGCGGCAGAGTCATGGTCAGGACGTAAAACTGAACTCATGGATGAGGTCGGAAACCGGACTAAGCTGGTCGGTCAAGAGCAGGACATAACCGCCAGACTGGAGAAGCAGCGGACACAACTGGCCACAGCCAAAAATCAGAAGCTGATCACCCGTCTTAACAAAGAGGTATCCGATCTGCGCACTAAGTTGGATGACGTAGCCAGGGCTAAGGAAGAGCTGCCAGCGCTGCAGCGCCATCTTGAGCTGCTGGATAACCCGCGCAAACATCGCTCTGAGCTGCGCAAGTTGCAGAAGAAGGCCAACTCTACCACAAGGCTTAACGCAAGCCGTGAGCGGAACCTGAAGGCTATGGAGCCGCTATCCAGAGAAGAGGCGGAGGATGCAGCCGACGAGATCGTCAATAAGATAATTGGCGCACCTTCTGGCTTGGTACCAGCTCAGCTTTTACCTGAAAAGATAATCGGCCGGGCCGGTTTCACGAAAAGCCGAAGCCTGCTTATTCCTGATGAGCGTATTGAGGATTTTCTGGAGTCGGACATTAACCACGTCATGGAAAGCTATCTGCGCCAGGTGGGCCCGGAAATTGAACTTACTGCGCAGTTCGGCAGCAAGGACATGGGGGAACAGGTTCGTCAGGTAACTGAGGAATATACCCAACTGATTAAAGACGCTAAAACCCAGAAGGAGCGAGCAAAGCTGGAGAAACAGCGCGAGGCGGATTTGCGAGATATTGAGGCGATGCGTGACAGACTGATTGGAACGTATGGTGCACCGAAGGACCCGAGAAGTTTCTTCGTGCGTGCTGGTCGAGTGGCGAGGAACATTAATTTTCTGCGGCTGCTTGGCGGTATGACCATTTCGGCGGCTACCGACCTGATGCGACCGGTGATGCAGCATGGACTAAGTAAATCACTGCGACCAATGGGGGCAATGCTTAACAATATGGCTGCGGTGAGGGTTGCCACCAAAGACCTACGGGAAATGGCTGTTGGCCTGGATTATGTTCTGTCTACCCGTACCAAGGCCATCGCAGATCTAACTGACCCATACAGCCGCCGCTCTGCGCTCGAGCGTGGCCTTAACTGGGGAACGCAGAAGTTCGGTAACTGGACACTGATGAACCAGTGGAACAGCGCACTTAAGTCCTGGTCCGGTCTGATTATCCAATCTCGCATTTTGGACAATGCGCAGTTACTGTCCGCCGGAAAAGAAGTGCCGCAGAAGGAGATCAGGAAGATGGCTCAAGTCGGTATTGATCAGAGCATGCTGCGACGAATCGGAGAGCAGTTTAGCAAGCATGGGGAGGACATGGACGGCCTACTGACTGGACATAGTCACCTATGGGATGATCGTGCTGTGCGTGAAGCATTCCAGTCTGCTGTGCTGAAAGACGTCGATTCAACCGTCGTTACACCAGGAGTTGGTGATACTCCGCTGGTAATGAGCAAAGAGGTCGGAAAGATGATCCTGCAGTTCAAGACGTTCATTTTTGCTCAGCACAACCGGGTAATCGCTTCCGGCATCCAGCAGGGTGATGCTTCGTTTTATCTGGGAGCAATGGGGACAATTGCACTCGGCGCTATGGTCTACGTCATGAAACAAAAGCTTAGCGGCCGGGATATCGACTACAGCCCTAACAACCTGGTGAAAGAGGGTATAGACCGCGCAGGAATGATTGGCTGGCTATCTGAACCTCTAAACGCTGTCGAGAATTTCAGCGGCGGCCGGTTTGGGCTTGGCGCCATGTTTGGCGCACCGCCGGTATCCCGTTTCCAAAGCCGTAACGCAATCGGCGCTTTGTTGGGGCCAACGTTCGACATGGCCGGTGATGGAGCAGTGATCGCAAATGGTGTGCTCAACGGAGAATTTAACGACAAGCAGACACATGCGGTGCGTAAGTTGCTACCATATCAGAACCTGTTTTATATCTCTCCACTTCTGAACAGAGTGGAAGAGCAACTTAAATAATTGGGTGAAATATGAATAAATATTTTCTTATTTTGGTTTGGTTTTTCTGGGTATGTAAGTGCAGATAACGAGCTTGATGCATTCTATCAATGTGTTAAAAATGAAGCTGTTAAATACTCTGCAACTGGAGAGTCATCTGACTCTATAGCATCCGCCTCAGTTTCTGCGTGCAAGCCAACATTGAATAAAATGTTGGAGAGTAACGCGCCTTACCAGAATGCATCACCTGCTGATAAGCGGAGTTTCACAAATAAATTATCAGATCAGGGGCGTAAATTGGCAGTGAAAGTAGCAATGGATGAGAAGCTTAAGGTAAAAACGGAAAACTAACCCACCAAGCCCCTCACGGGGCTTCTTTTTGTATTTCGGCAATCCAAGTCTTATTTGCTTTTCTGGTTTCTTGACCGCTGATCCATTCGTCTCTATGAACAAATCGAAATCAAACCAAGATATGCTTGATATTTCTTCGGATGAAATTATCAAATCCATATCATTTATCTGTTTTTTCTTCATCGTCCTTGTTGAAGGTGCAGATCGAGTTTTAAATTCACTAGGGTAGTTGTTTGTGAACTCTATTGATAACGTTGAGTTATCTCGGTAACCAGACATGATTGGGAAAAGTGATATGTATTGATTTGGTTTTTCACTTTCAGTTGGCTCATCAAGGCCGTTAACGATGCCGACATAAACCTTTCTGGACGATAAACTTATCAGTACCGGCCGCTTAGGTGTTTCTTCCATTGCGTCAAGTAGCATGGCATCGAAGGTTCCATGGTTAACTGTCTTTCTTAGAACCCGTAATTTCATTGCATGCATTATGCTGTAATGGCATTCCTTCTCATACATAAATCCTTTAATTAGATTTTTTATGAAAACGAAAGAAATCCATGCGATAGATATTAAAATGGCGCCAACAGACAACATAATTAGCCATGCATATATTCTATCTGTATCTTTCTTTTTTGTTACCTGGAAGCTTCCCGCCACGTCTGTAATAAGATGAAGGTCAGGGAAGGAAAACTTTATTACTGCTGCTGATGCTGCCGCAGCTATAACACAAAAAGCACCGTATGTGGCAACTTTTAAATAAAGAAGTTGCCCATCATATCTATGCAATTTGTAATAATGAAACAAATCAGCGGTTACAATAATATAACCGCTAACTAAAATTGGAATTAATAGAAGAGCAATCAATCGTCACTTCCTAACGTTAGCAGCCTTACTGTTGACTATCATGGCAGCCATTCGCTGCATTTCTTTCACTTCAGGAAGTTGTGCGATCTCCTCGGATGGGATGTAGGCAGCCCCGCGACCAACAACGCGCATCTGAGCTACTTGGCGATCTGCATTGCTGGACACGGATTTAACCTGACCATAACGCTTTGTATCGGCTTTTGAGTTACCCCATAACCATTTCATACATCCTCCTTTCGATTACCAAAAAGGTAATCTGCACAATCAGTATACATCGTGACTCACTTTTTTATCAAATGTGAGATTCGTTTTTAGATAGAAAAGAGAACTAAAAATTTTTCGGGTTTTGAGTCGGTTTAAATCATCGCGGTGGAGCGGCCAACTCAGTTATGAATTGGCCTCGAGACAGATCACATCTTCCCGATCGCGTGGTCGATGTAGCGGGCGTGGGATGCGTCCAGTTTTGGACGCATCTTCAACCGGTTGCCTTCTCGGCTGATTACTGCACCTTAGCCTGCTGAGCTATGAACGCCGCATGCGTGGCGATTGCCGCCATGTTCTTGGCACACTGCAGGATGTAGTAGCGCATAACCTCAACCTCACGGACGACGCCCGCGACGTTGTGGCCATTGTCTGCCAATTCTTCGACCAGCGCGGTAATCTGCAGGTTGCGCTCTTCACTTAGCAGGGCGGGGATCACCTCGTCCAGACCGACGTTTGAGTTGGCGTAGTGGTACTGGTCGCGCATGGCTTCCATAATCATCGGCACGCAGGCGTCAGCTATGCGAGTAGCGGCCTTACTGCTGGTGATCTTCTTACCGCGCCGTGCATCACGTACTGTCATGGTGCTGGTGTTTGGCAATGCCGTTCCAGCCAGGTCGCCAAGAACCTCCGGCACCCGGTGGTGGTACTGGCCAGTTTGGCGGATTGCTGGCAGCACTTCGGCAGTTACCCACTTGCGGAACCGGTAGGGGATGGTGCCAGGTGTCACCGCGTCGCGGCAGCGCAGGATCAGCGTGTAGAGTCCGGACTCGGAAATGATAGAGGCTTCACCCTGACGCCCTAAGTTCAACTTAGATCGTTCGTCTTCATCCAATGCCTTCAGGGACATTGTGGGGTTTGACAGGTGAAGGGCATTACATACATCAGTAGCCACAAACCATGGCGACCCGCAGATTTCTACTGCGCGAATGTTTGATGAGGATTCGAAGCTGAAGATAGTTGTTTGAGTTTTCATAGCGATTACTCCGTTTAGTAGTGTAATCACCACCACAGAGACCAATCCGCTGGTGGTGAGCTGGACAAGGTTGGTCTACCGGCCTAAACGGATACCGGCGCCCCGAAGGGCCCCTGCCCAGCCCACCATTGAGATGTAGCTGGACCGCACAAACAAAAAAACACGCTGTGCGCGTGTCATGTGCGCCGTTTAGTTCAGCGGGAGACCAATCCCGGCACCAGATTTTGCTGGTGCGTTATCACTGTGGCGCAGGTTTGCGAGAAAGTAAACTTACCAGAAAGGTAACTATCGTGCGAGTTTGGCGTGAAAAAGATTACCGTGGAATAAGCCGGGCTAGGCCCGGCGAGGTATTGACTGTGGTAATTATTGTTCCAGCTGGTGTGTAATAAATTTCGAATGGGTTTTAATTTCTTCCTTAATCTTCTCGTTTTGTGTGACGTAGTTCACCAAAGCATTCAGTTCCAGCATAGCGCCGCTGATCTCTGAGCCGTCCGCATCCAGCTCATTCAGTAGCCTTTCCAGTAGTGAAGCTCTAGCCAGTCCCGCGATCCCTTTGCGTGTGTTGATGCTTTTTTCCAGCATCCTGCTGGCCGGATAGCTGTACCTCTTCATTGCGTGCTGCACCTCATTCAGCCAGTGACTACTGTATAAATAACCATACATAATAATAGGTGGTTTAGCAATATGCGCAACAAAATTACCATAAAGGTAATAAATTTAAATATAACACATTATTAAATTCATGTGTGGGTCGCGCGTGGCTAAAATGAGCAAAAAGCACACTGCCGGAGCAATTACATGACCGTTTCAACTGAAGTCGATCGCGAGGAGTACACCGGGAATGGTGTGACAACAGATTTTGATTACAGATTCCGCGTGTTCACTGATGACCAATTAGCCGTTTCCGTTGTCGATCTGTCAGAGAACATCACCCCTTTAATGCTGAATACTGACTATACCGTTACCGGTGCCGGAACACGGTCGGGTGGTAAGGTGAAGTTGATAATGCCTTTGGCAATCAACTGGCGTATTAACATCGAGAGGATTCTCCCATTAACCCAGGAAACCGATATCAGGAACCAAGGGAATTTTTTCCCGGAAGTTCATGAGGACGCTTGGGATAAGCTGACGATGCTGATCCAGCAAACGTGGTCGTTCGCGTCTTTGGCTTTAAGAAAACCAAATTGGTTGGCGAAGTTTTACGACGCGCAGGGAAACCGCATATCAAACTTATCTAACCCGGTGGCTAGTCAGGATGCGGCAACAAAACATTACGTTGATTCAGCAGTTGCTGATGCTGAAGCGGGGGCATCAGCAGCATTAGAGCAAGAGCGGCAACAGCGAATTGCTGCGGATATAGCCGAAGCTACTGCGCGTCAGAGAGAAGACGTCGCTATACGTAATGAAATTGCTTCCTCGAATACGAGAAATGTCAGATTCCCCTATGGTGTACAGCCTCTTCCTGATTCAGGCACAGCCAATAAGTTAATCGGTATTAATGCCCAGGGGCAGCCTGTGGCTGTTTCTGCTGACAGTGGATCCAGCACTGAGTTGTCAATCGAGCTTGCTGATAGCTCAATTCCTGGCGGTGCTGGAATGGTCGGCTGGAACGGTGAGACTGCTGCTGACGCGTTATCTGGCGCATTGTCATGCTCGGTATCTCGAATTTCAGATACAGGATGGGGATTCGCTAACTGGCCGCAGGGGAAAGCGGTGGCAATTGGCGGCCGGGCCTTCATAGGGTACAACCTGGGTTCTGATCACACATCGATTAATATGGATGCGATGTGTACGTCAACACGCGATGGTCAAAATTTCAGCCAGCCTCGGCGCATTGCTGCGCATACATCAAACGAATCTGCTGCTGCGTTCTCGCTCGGTAGAGATGCTGCGGGCACAAAATTATTTGCATTTGTTCGTTTTAGAAAGGGAACTAATGATAATGCTGAAATTCGATATGCGATTTATGAATCAGTTAACAGTGGGGTTAACTGGTCATTTGTTAAAGATTTCAATTTCCTAAGTGATGCTGGTAATCCTGCCGTTGCCATTCATGGATTCGAATTAACGGGTGATGGTAGAGGGGTTGTTGGTTATCACTCAATCGATGGCGAGTTCGGTTTCTTGTTATTTAATACTTCGACATATGAATATACAAAATTTAAGCTGTTAGATGCGTCAAATAACTTAAATAATGGCAACATTATTCATGTGGAAGCTAACTTCTTGAAGCGGTCTGATAGTGGGAAAATAATCATAATTTCCCGCAGCCAGTTTGCTGGTGTTCAAAAGCCGCTGATGTGGGTGGCTGAAGACAACTTAACATCAGTTACGGGTCCTGTAGAAACTTCCGTTCCATTTAGTGTAAACCCAGTAAGTCCGGTGTTTTCACCTGATTTCACGAAGGTGCTTTTTTTCTACTGCTATAGATTTGACCAGTCAGATCCAAATGCGGAGCAGGCTGGCCTTTGGGTATCTGAGTTACCAGTGAATGATGCATATAATCTTAATTGGGCCAATGCTCGTACATTCTGTCTTGTCAGGATTTCTGGTGAGTATAACTTCGCAGCAGCCACTTCTGGTGTTCAGCATGCTGTTTTGCTTGGGAATACTGTTCTGGTACCGTTTGCAAGCATGGTAGAGGACAATCTTGACCGTTCGGACGTGTATTGCCTGAAGATCGATTATAAAGAATCTAGAATGCAAAAAGGGGCAAGTACCCATAGGCTCGGCTCTTTATCTGGAAGCCAGTATGGCGGACGCGCAGAAATGCGATTAAATGATGTTGGCCCATTCACTCCTAGAATTAGGTTCAATGGCCGTTCTGTTATTGGGCTTGATGACGTGTTCAGCATTGGCACTTATGCTGCTAACTTTACTCAGGGGCTTGGCCTATATACTTATAATGGCGGGCCACAAACTCCAGCACTATTTATTCAGCCATACACTGTTTCATATGATGGTTCAACAGGTCCTCTTGATATCAACAGGGATCTTAGAATTCTTGCTGCAAATAGAACAGTTCACCTTGGGAAAGGTGCGAGAATTCGTATTGGTGGTGACACTGGAACTGTAGGGCCTAGCCTTCTTTACCATAACAATGCGAGTAACACGATCGAGATAGGGACGACGCAGAGCGCTTATAACGTGCAGATGGTTATGTATTCCTCTGACGGATTTACATTCAAACGATCTTCATTTGCAGGGCCATCTGCTGCGGTTAATTTGATTCTCGAGGATAGCAGCGGATCGCAATCTGTTATTTCTGGTGGCGGATCAGTTAGCGGTATTTCATTCAGCACGCCTGGAGCATCTAAAGGCGTAAAAGTTACCAATGCTGGCGGCTTAACTTCAATCCGAGATTTAACACCGGGTAATTTCCTCGTGGCTGAACTCCCTACCGGCCAAGATAAGGGGGCTTTTGTGTATGCGAGAAATGCGCGTAAGGCTGGTGAATCTGCTGGATCTGGAACTGGCTGTCCTGTGTATTGGGATGGTTCGGCCTGGAGAACATTCTACGACAACTCAGTCGCTGCGGCCTAATCAACGCCGCCAAATGGCGGAGGTGGAGTATGAAAATGAATGACCAACAATCGGTAAATATAGTAACGCAGTTTTTCGCCTGGTTAGCGGCAATTGCGTCTGCTGCCGGGATCACAACACAGGATTTAATCTACATCGCCTTTGGTGCGATCGGCGTACTTGTATCCGTGCTCTCATTTGTATTGGGCCGTATTGATGCTCGGGCTAAACGAAAGCAGGAAGAACGCCGAACCACGCTTTATGAGAACTACCTGGACAAGCGAAGCGGTCGCAGCAGTACAGCGCTGGACGAGGCTGACCAATATACGCCACTGCCTGGCGGGGAGAGTGAGGCGTGAGCATATCTAAAAAGACGGGCGCCGCTGGCGCAGCTTGCTCTGTCATGGTGATCATTGGCATGGTGCTATCGAGCGGAGAGGTTAAAACCAGTCAGGCCGGGCTGGAGTTAATCGGTAACGCCGAGGGTTGCCGCCGTGACCCATACAAATGCCCAGCGGATGTGTGGACTGATGGCGTTGGCAATACGCACGGCGTTAAACCGGGTGCGCGCAAAACAGATCAGCAGATAGCCAAAGATTGGGCCGGTAATATTCAGGTGGCCGAGCGTTGTGTAATCCGATATGCCAACGGCGACAAGTTGGCGCAAGGGGCTTTCGATGCAGCGACGAGCATCACATTTAACGTAGGTTGCACGGCCATGCAAAAATCAACCATGTTCCAGCTGTTCCGGCAGGGGAATACCGTGGCCGCATGTGATCAGTTCTCTCGTTGGGTGTACGCCAGTGGCGTGAAGCTTAACGGCTTGGTGATCCGTCGGGATAAGGAGCGCGCACTATGCCTGGCAAAATAACGTCGGCTGTGGTGATCCTGCTGGCGCTGGCGGCTGTTGTCGGAGCTGGTGCATGGATGGCCGGGCGACACTACCAACCGACAATCGACCGGCTCAATAAGGCCCTGACACAGTGCCAGGATACAAACCGGCAGCAGTCGGCAACTATAACCAGCCAGAACGCTGGCATTGAGGCGCAACGACGCGCTGATGTTGAGCGAGAAGCCAAGGCCAAGGCTGAGCAGGAAAAAGCTCGCAGGGAGGCGCAGAGCGATTATGAGATGGCTAACGCAGTTATGGCTGAGCGAACTACAGGCAATGTGTGCGCGGCGGCGTCTGCTGCGTTTGACGCAGAGCTGCGCCGGGAGCGTGCCAAATGAAAAAGCTGATCGTGGTTTCTGTTATGGTGCTGGCCAGTTGCTCGAGTGCACCGCCGGCGCCTTCATATGTAGAAGTGAAAGTTCCGGTAGCAGTGCCGTGCAAAACTGCAGACGTTGCGCGCCCGGCGTTCGCTGTTGACCAGCTGGCTATCGGTGCCCCGATCGATACGCAGATGCGTGCATTGCGTTCTGAACGCCATCAGCGGATTGGGTATGAACGTGAGTTGATGGCGGCAAACTTGGCGTGCAAATGA